TGTTGTCGCTGCCGATTTTGCCAATGAGCGCCACCAATACAAGGAAGCCACCACCGATAAGAGCCACCACAATTTGAGTATCCATCGGCTCATTCCGGACGTGTCGGGAACTTAATTTTTTTTGGGTCTTTGTTTTGTGCTGGTAGGTCGCGCAATGCTTGACGATATGTTTTCCATGCTGCCTTGTCGGCTGTGCTATCTGCTACTTGTGTCCAGTCTGACGATGCAAGTTCAGCGTCACGCCATAAACGAAAACGGATAAAATAATATTCGTCTGATACTTTGTCTGCGTTTTCGTGTGGTGCTGTAAAATCTAAGTAATTCATTTATGCCGCCTCGTAAATTACTTCGCCAGTAATATAACTGCCTGAAGCGAGGGTGACTGCTGGCGAAATACCATACGCAGTACCACCTGTACTTGCAGAAGAAATGAAATCAATTGAGGTTGTGCTTCTAAAACTTGCCGCGACAGTTGTTGAAGTAAGTCCGCTATCATTGTAAATTACGGCTGAACCGCACACATTTAAAAAAGTTCCTCCAGTTGTTGCAGCCGTTACTGGCAAACTTAAAACAATGGCGGCAGACGCAGTACCAGCTTGTGTTGTTTGTAATCTAAATCGGTACACAATAAGTTTATTTACTCGCGCATATTTGCTGTAAGTAATGGTAAATGTAGGGTTAATGCCGATCGTGATTGTCGGCGTGTAACTTGTCCACGCTTCGCCGATGCCGTTTAACTCGGCAGCGGTCAGGACTGCGCCTGCTACAAATGGGAATGGGTTAGCCATAGTGTCTCCTATCCTAAAGCATTTACGGTGTCAAGTGTGCCATACAACAAGTCATCCAAAATCAGGTCATACAGAATGGTTGTCGGCGCGGTCGAATACAAAACCCTGTGGCCTGTGGCAAAGTCAAGGTAATGCTCAATTCCTTCCACGCTTAAATCTTGCGTCAATTGCTTGGTTGTGGCGCCGCTTGGGAACGTTTTTTCAATGCTAATCGTGTCGCCGATTTCAATGGCTGTAAGAGTGTCTTTTTGAGTATTGGTCAACATCAAAAACTTGGTTTCTACCGAGGTAAACCGTGGTTCGGGTAACGGGTTCAACAAATAAAGTGCTGCGGCTTCTATTTCTGATGCGTCATGCAAAAGGCTATTTGTGATGCTTGACGTCTGAATAAAATAAGTGGCAATTGACCCAGGATTAGTGGCCGTAAAGGTATCGCCGTCAAGAGCTGTAACGACTGATCTGTTGATTACCGAGTCAGCCTCAAACGAGATGCCCAGACCGTCATATTTGATACCTGTTCCGTCATCGTTGAAACTGGCCACCGATGGGGTAAGTGTCGTGCCTATACGATTTTGGAATGTGAGCGTGCCTTCTTTTGACATGAACACTCGCCCAAACTCTGCGGTTTCGTTAATTTGGGTAATGTATTGCAGCACGTTTGTGCCAGCAGGAATGTTGTAAGCGCTGTCATGGCCAAGGTTTACTGTGCCGGTGGCGATGTTGCGTTGCGCTAACGGGAAATCAACTTCAGGCAAATTAAGAATAGTTGTAATGCGCGCACCTGATAATTCGGCTGACGGGTTGTAAGCATCCAAATAAGTTTGTGACAGCAAATAAAACTGGTCAGCGCAATACACGGTCACGGTGTCCAAACCACCAAGCGCAAAGTTGTAGTCATAGTTAACGACATAGCCTGAAAACAGGTATTCGGCGTTGTTGCTTTGGTCGTATCGAATCAATTGCACTTTACGCATTGGTGCAAGACCAGGCTTAGATTGTGGCGTGTCGTAATACGGGCTTTCATCGTCAAACGGGTTAAAAATCCCGTCCACGTCTCTGATGGTAAATGTCATTGTGCCTGCGCTGAACTGATCGCCAACATCGCGCCTGCCACGTTTAACCATCACATCGGTGCAATCAGCCATCACGTCGGCATATTCGGTATTGCCATCAAGCACATAAACCGTGTTATCAAGTACGCCAGCAACCGTGTTGTCTAAACGAAACGAGTTAACAAGGAACCCTGTTTCTATTTGCAGGTCATAGTTACCTGAATCAACAACGGCGACGCCTGGCATTAGGCAATGTTCAGAGCCAATGGCCCTGCACTCCGCGAGTAGGCGCGCAAGGCGTTGACCACGGCTTGACCAATTTCTGCGCTTGTAGAAAGTCCGCCAGTCACGTTTACGGTTACGCCACCGCCTGTAGCCATGCGATCTAATGGAACTACGGCTTCTGGGCCTGCTTCACCGATCAGGGCAAGCGTTGGTGCGGTCACGATGCCACCTTCAGCCATGCGCGGTACACCTAAACGCCCTGCAGCTGGTCGAGCGGCTTCAGCACCGCCGCCGAGTTTTGGCACGTTAATTGTTGGCACTTTTGGAATATCCGGCACTAATGGGATTGAGTTGTAAGCGCTGATAATTGCGTTTACTGCGCCGACCGCTGCGTTGACCATGCCCGTAAAAAATCCGATGACGGTATTAACAATGGCATTGACGCCCGTTTTAAACCATTCAAACTTGTTGTATGCGGCGACCAAACCAACGATCAGCAACGCAACACCTGCAGCGATCAAGGCAAACGGGTTGAGTGCCATAGCAATGTTGGTGGCAACGATTGCGGCGGCGACCGCACCGATGGCGCCAGCAATAAACAGGAATGCTTGTGGGTTGTCTTGAGCCCATGCAGCGAACTTGTTGAGCACAGGCAACACGGCTTCAAGCACAGGTAACAAAGCTGCACCGATTGACTCTTTGGTTTCGCCAATAGAGTTTTTCAGAATCTTCATTTTTCCTGCAGCGGTTTCAGCGCTTTTTGCAGTAGCACCGCCAAAAGTTCCACCGAGTACGTCCATGATTTCGTTGAGACTTGCGCCTTCTTTGATCATGGTTGACATTTCTGGGCTTAATGATCGGAGCGCCTTAAAGTTGCCTTGGTATGCCTTGGCAAGAGCGTCAGCAACCGTTGTGCTGTCCATTTGCAACGCGGTACTGATGTCCATGACAAGGTTCATGTCACGCATTGCCATGTCAACGTCTTTTGTGCCGCGCACCAAAGCTTCAAGGCTCTTGCGGTATTCGGTGTCGGCAATGCCGGATGCTCGACTCATCGCGCTGATCTGCTTTTCTACTTGCGCAGTTTGTGCTGCGCCTGCGCCAGTCACGTTTTGCAAAGTAAGCGCTAACGCCGCCTGTTCCTGTTGATCTTCCATTGCGGCCTTGGTTGCGTCACCAAGTGCCAATGCCAAACCGCCGAGCGCAGCAGCTGCCGGTACAGCCGCTTTTTTGATTGCAAACTGGGCTTTTTCCGATGTTGTTTCAAGTTGCTGAAACTGTTTAATAGCCTTATTAATACCCTTGCCGTCAAACTCAGAAATAATCGGGATATTGATTGCCATTATGCGGTCTCTCTGTTCGCTTCGTCCATGACGCGCTTAACCAACTGCTCCATCTCGGACATGACATCATTTTGGCGTTGCTCGTACGCTTTCCACATTACTCGCGAACTACGCCCATAGCGTGCAGTTAAAGCGCGCCCAAGTGAGCCTTCCATAGACGTGTCAAACATCGTGCCAGTAGCGCCCTGCCATTGAATAACGAACGTACCGACATTTGATTTATTTCCGTTGTATTCCTTGATGTTTCGGGTGTTTATTTTGGCAGCAATTTTCTGTTTGCGTCCAGCCACCCACGGCAACATTTGAAACCCTGATCGAGTTTTCCAATTGCGCGCCATACCAGATAACGGAACATTTGACGGCACAAGCTTGTTGGCGTCATCAATAACAGGCTGGACGATCTTCTTATAATCCTTAGTAATTTCACGACGCAAAGATTTGTCAATTTTGTTAAGCGTCTTCAAAGCATCCTTAAGCCCGACAACCTCAATCTTTGTTGACACTCCGTTCACGTCATCTCCGTTTTTTGTTTGCCTCGTTAAGCACTTTAATGACCGTTGCCAGGTCTTTTGAGTCAAACACAATGTCGCTGGGCCACCAACCGACCGCGACCAACACTTCTGCTAATTGGCGGCGGTAGGTGCCGCGTCCGTAGGGTTTGG